TTTATATGTGTGATTTACCACAACCATAGGAATGTCTTTTAATGTCAAATAGGGTGTCACCATACGAAATAAAGATTTTATCTGTTTTGCTCTTGACATATCAATCACAGATTTTTGATCCATAGTATCATCTACTTCCTTCTTTGAAGCGAGATTGCCAATAGAATCAATGATAATAATTAGTCTATCACCTCTCTCTAAATCCTGAAGTTGTTTTACAATATCAAATTTAAGCTGTTCAACATCCAGAATAGGAACATGTAATATCCGAGAAGTATCAATTCCAAAAGAATCGAAATATGTCTTTGGGGTACCAAATTCAGAATCATAAAACAATAGAGCTGAATCGGGATACTTTTTAAGATATGCTTTTGCCATTAAAAGTGAAAATGCTGTCTTGAAATGTTTACTAGGACCAGCCCACATCGTTAAACCAGATGTCAACCCCCCATTTAATGAGCCGGATAGAGCAACATTAATAATGGGAACATCAATAGGAATAACATCTTTATCATTAAAAAATTTAGACTTTTCTAAAATTGCAGATTCTTTAATTGTTGAATTCTTTTTGATCTTATCTAAAATGCCCATAATTATTTCCTTTTATTGTGCAATTTATACAAAAAAATCATCTAAAGAGTTCTGTTGCTCTGATTTCCAATTCAAACAATTCAAAATATCTTCAATTGGACTAAGAAAAGTTTTTGAAAATTGGGTATCATAATCAATATAACTATCCAAATTGAATTCTTTAGGTAAAACTGATGGAAAAGATATGACTGGAGATTTGATGGGATTTGGCATCTTCAGATAAACAAATTTGATTTTATCACCACCCCTAATCATATCATACTTTTTATCTAATGAATATGCTTTCAAAAGATTATTGTAGATAATGGAACCTTTTACATGAATAGGCGTACCCTTATTATATTGAGTTTCCTCATTCACACTTTTTTCAATTTCACTAACACCACGTGGAAAAGACACATCCTCTGGTTTTAGCTTTTTAAAATCCTCCCGAAAATCAGAAATGAATTTTTGAACAGAATTTTCGTCTTTATTTACAATAATACCAATAATATCTTTCATCTTGTCTCGAACCACGGTTGGAGTTGATGATTTCACCATTTCGAGACCCATCACTTTTAGATGAGGTTCTTTATATTTCACACCCTCATTATTATAAACATTAAGAATATACCGTTTCTTTGCAATCCAAATACCTTTATTCGCTAAGACCTCACGTTTCATTTGCATTTTTTGCTCATATGCGTGTACATAATCAGCCAATTCTTGATATGATTCATCGATATAAGGTTGTAATTTTTCTTCACAAACTTTATCCATAAAATCAATAATCTTCTCTACATCAAAAGCATTTTTATTTTTGAACACTTTATCAATGAGAGTTTCAAATTTCAGATAAATCGAATCAGTATCAGACGCAATAACATAATCAGAATTAGTTTTCAATAAATCATTAAAAAACTTATTCAATTTTTCTTCTATCCAACGAATGCTTAATTGTCCAGCTAAAGTAACAGAAAGAGCTAATCTAAGATCGAAAAAACGAAAATATTTTGAACCCGTTACACCATAAGCAGAATTTAATGAAACTTTTTTTGCTAATTGATAATTCCTATATTTTGAAATTCTATTTTCAATTTCTCGTTTTTTTGTTTCATCCTTCTCATTCTCATAATCTTGTTCCGCTTCAAGCATCAATTTTTTATACTTTTTTCGATCATTATACATACCCTCTAACATTTCAGGTAAAAAACCACGAAATTTTGTATTAAAAAATTGACCGTTTGGTGTCACCGTCACACCATTCAATTTCGACAAATCTATTTGTTTATGAAGTAACTTATCAACATTAATATTTTGAGAAATGATTTCATTCATTTCTTCTGTATAATTCTCGGGTGAAATTAAAGTTTCAGGAGATAAATTGTATTGCATCATTAAGTGGGGATAAAGACTATTTAAGTCGAATGATGCTACCCAATTATGTAATCCAACCTGTGGTTCTTTAACATAGGCTCCTTCAAACGCATCCGATTTGTCTTTGAACTCTTTGGGAGGAATAATAATATTTTTTTTTAACAAATAAGAATAAATTAGATTATCCCACATAACAGTTTGCATAAACACATCAGAATAATTTGATTTTGTATCATATGCAAGTGCGAGTGCCAATTCAATTAACTTTAATTTTTCCTCCAGACGAATCAAAAGATCAACGTCTTTCACGTTATATTCAATGAAAAGTTGATAATTTTGTTTATACAAATTATCGAGACTACCATAATCAGAATAGGATAACTTGTTTTCATTTAATTCTAATGAGGCAACAGTATCTAATTTATTATTCTCTGGTCTTCCTGTTGCATATTTTTTATACAATTCAAGATAATCTAAAATTTCAATACCAAGAATATTATAAACAGTAACAGATTTACCGCCCAATAAAGAGACTTGTCGGTCCGTAATAATTCCCCAAGGGGACATTTTTTTACACTCCGATTCACCCAAAATTCTATTAAATCGATTAATTAAGTAAATTACATCGAAGAATTTAATATTCCAACCCGAAATAATATCAGGATAATCATTTTGAAAAAAACTTAAAAATTTCTTACATAAATCATATTCGTGTTCACATTTGAAATAAATCTCAGTTTCTTTAGCTTTATAGTCTCCACAACCAAAAATGTATTTCTTTTCTGAACCCAAAATTCGATAAGTTAAAGCTGTAATGGGGTCTTTCGCTTCATGTGGATCAGGAAATCCATTTTCCGAACTGACTTCGATGTCAATAAAAGAAACAACAACATCTTTAATAGACCATTCGACATCATTCGGATAAGTTTCGGCAATAAAAGCATATTCATAAGAAGTTTGTCCATAAATCTTTTTGTTTGAAACATCTTCAAATTTTTTACAAAAATCTTTTGCTTCCCTAATCGAATCGAAAACAATCGGTCTCAATTTTTTATCATCCAATGTTTTGAATTCAGAAACATTTTTCGTTATTTCATATAAAGTGGGTTTATACTTCAACTTTAAATTTTTTCTTTGTCCATCAACAATACCCCTAAAAAGAATATTGTTGCCCACCAATCGAACATTTGTATAATAATCCACCCTTTTAACCCATAAGAATTTGTTGTGACTTTGGTAAAATTAAACCACTAAACATATTGTTATAATTTTCAATAATTTCTTTATCTGGAACATATGAATAAACAACTTGACGTTTTTCAAGTAAAAATGTTTTTTGCATTTTACTTGATGGTTGTTCCCGACTTCCATGAAGAGGGAATGGAGCAAATCCAAGTTGTGGCATACCATCATTTCCTCGCATAATAGAAACCATCACAGGATTAACAAGATGATATAAATCGGGATTAGTTGTTTCATTTTCCAAAATAGCAAGCACGTCCTCATTGGTCACTAGCTTAAAAATTAGAATTTCTTTTTCCATAAAATATTCTCCAGTAAAAGTAAAAGGGGATTTCGTATTCTATAAACTAATTATAGCACGAATTCCCCATAAAAACAAGTAATAATCTATTTTGATTGGTGCCCAAAGGGAGACTCGAACTCCCAAAATCCTGATTTTGAGTCAGGCACGTATACCATTTCCGTCATTCGGGCAAATAATATTTAAAAATGAGATTCTTCTCTTTCAATTATGGTATTTTGTCATTTTAATTACACACATTCTTCATCAGATTCATCTCGATTATCTAAATTTCGCTTTTCTTCCAATCTACGTTTATTAGAATTTTGCGCATGTTGTTCATGTAAATAATCACTATAAGTATTGAACAATTTTTGAAATTTGAAATCATATAATTCTGAAATGCTATTGAGCAGAGTGAGTGCAGAATTTGCATCTAAATTATTGCTTTTTGTCATTCCTGACATATTTGACGTCACATCCCTCAATTCATCAACAATATACCAACATTGCATGATTTGGTCTTCAATATTATAAAGCTGCGTCATAGTAAAATCCTTTTAAATCGAGTGGGAGAAAAATGAATGTATTACACACCGGAACAATTTTTTTGTCAATTTTTCGATTTTAATGTGTATATTTTTTACAATACATTACAAATGGGCACACAAATTATAAAATTTTACACCAACTCATTGTAATTTGTTGATAATATATGTTTTAATCGATCGGCGGCATATGAAGCAGCAAAAGCATTAGGTTTTACTTGGGGCATAACGTTGCATGTGCCTTTAATATATCCAATCGCTTGTTGAATAACACAATAACTACCAAATCTGTCGCTGGGATTTAAATCCAAATGGACCTCAACGTGCCGATCTTCAAGAACGCTTGACAATTGTTGAAACAATTCAGAAATTTTATAAACTTCGTTCATTAATCTCATTGAAGGTTTTTCCTTTTTTTGATCGAAATCCCGTTCTCTTTGAATTTCACCAAAAATTTTGCAACCTTTATTACCATCAATATGAACAACAACAACTAAAGTATAATCGGCATACCAAATATCATCAACCAAAACTCGTTCGGAATCTACACCCAAATAAATTTTAGTAGTTTCACTTTGTTTTGAAATAAATGTTTTTACAACTTCAAGATTTAATTTTTTCATATTTTTTAATCCAGCATAGAAAACAATTACACAATAATAACTACGCTGAAATTATTTTTTTGATCTAAAGGATGTTTTTCAACATGATCAAGATGGAATTCGGTGGTTGTTCTCCTTCACAGTGTTTGTCAGTATTTGCCATTATTTTTATAATACCTAATACCTCCGTTTTCTTGCCTCTGCATTTTTATAATACCTTCGTTTTCTTGCCTCTGCATAAGCATCCATAACTTTTGCATCAAATCCATGGTCTCTTGCGACAATATGTTTTGTGCCGTCTGGATGTTCGAAAACTCCAAGATTTCGCTTTTGGATAAAATCATGTGGAGGAAAACCTGTTGTTTCTTGATGATCGATAAATTTTTGAACTAAAGGATGTTTTTCAACATGATCAAGATGGGATTCGATGGTTGGTTCCCTTTTCCAGTATTTTCCATTATTTTTATCATAATTTCTTCGCAAAGCGTCATAGAAATCACCATGTGAGATGCCCTTAGGGTGAGTTTCTGTCTTTGTTAGAGACTCAAATTCTTTCGATTTAAAATCTCTTACATGTCCGATATGGGCATATTCGTGATTTTTTTCATCGTGAGAAATGAGAGGCGGAAAAATACCTTGTTCTTTATTCGAATGAAATTTACCATCTTGATCTTTTCTCAGAATTCGATAATGTTCATTAACATATCGGTCTCCATTTTCCGCTTCATTTTGGAGCTGACCCAAATTTTTATCCCCGTAATTTTCTTTAATGTGATGGACATCCAATTCAGATTTAATTGCAACTTTTGTTCCTGTGGATAAATGATGTTTTTGTCCATCTAAATCAATTTCATGTTTATCAGTATGTTTCATATATGCCCGAGAAGAACCTTTGGGCATATTACCTTCAATTCCTGTTTTTTCGCCCCGATCAGATAATTCTTTGATTTTTTTAGATAAAAGTCTTTGTTTAGATTTTTCTGTTGATGGATGATTGTGAACAATATCTTGAAGTTCCTTATGAAGTTCTTCTACGATGATATTACCATTTAAAAAATCTTTGAAAGAAAAATTAATCATTATTGTCCTTTTTTTAATAATCTGGAGCGGATATGGGAAATCGAATCCCATCAGCACAGCTTGGAAGGCTGGCGGCACACCTCGTGCTTATCCGCATTTTAAATTACTTTTTGGTGCTGATTGGTGGAATCGAACCACCATCGATGGGTTACAAAGCCATAGTAATACCATTATACTAAATCAGCTTTTTTATTCATCCAACCTCAATCGCAGAATTCGGGAATATTCCATCATATTTTTAAGTTGCTCATACAAATATTTATAATCTGAAATTCCTTTTTGTTTTTCTAATTGATTTTCTGAACAAGGACACAAAAGATTAGTTAATTTAATGATTTTTGAATTTAATTCGAAATATTCACTTAAAACCCGATCTTTAATCTCTGTATCTATAATCATACCAATTCTCCACATTTTAAAATTCTGAAA